AAGCGCCACCAGCTGGTGGCCTGATTTCGCGAGCTCCTTCGTTTTTTCGTAGTTCAATGCGTGTTCCTCCACTTAACTTTGCGCTGCACCGCGCCGAATTTGGTTTGCAGCAACCCAACCCATGCGAGATGGGGTAGGGCTGCTTAAAAATGGTTATCGTTTGGCTTCGCCGCCCAGACCTGAAATAAGGTTTTCGGTAAGGTTGCTAAGTTCACCTGTCATGAGAACGAAATCAGCGTCGTACCGCTGAGCCACGTCTTCGCGGTCTATATCATCGTTTTGCTGTGTAAGCTCATCAGCGAACTTGAGGCGTTTAAGTACGCCAGAATCATTCAGCGTGAAGTCGATGCGGCTCTGCCAGTTCAGCGCCAACTGAGTAACTACCTTTCCGGCGTCCAGATGGTTCAGTATTTCATCGCTGGAGAGCTCTTGCTTTTTGAATCGGCCGATGCCGCCATCTTCCAGAATGGCTTTCAGCTCTGCTTCATTGCCCAGCGCAAAACCTGATGGTGCCCCGGCTCCGCGCACCCACTCGGTGAGGGTAAGCTCTACAGGTGTTTCCATAGTCAGCGGTACCACCGGCAGGGAGCCCAGTGTTTTACGCAGTAGCGCAAGCGAGTCTTCTGCGCGGCGGGCGCTGGATGTGTCAACCATTACCAGGGCGGCGCTGAGGTTTAACCAGATGCGGATCGCGCTGCTGCGGGTAAAAGCGCGCGGAAGTAGGGAGTGAAGGACCTCATCGCGCAGGGAGTCTTTCTCAGTTTTCTTGAGGCGACGGCCCTGATCCGCTTCCAGCTTCGAAACCTTCTTATTGAGTTCCTCAGCGATGACCGCATTAGGAAGAATTTTTTCTTCGCGACGAATAACCAATAGAAGTTGGTCATTCACTAGGTGGAAGAGCTGATTTGAGAATTGGCCCAGAGGCGATACCCACCCGGAACGAGCCATATCCTGGCTGCCACACGGCTTAAAGCGGAAAGCCTCAAGCTGGCGTGCCAGCTCATCTGTATTGCCGTCACGGATGATCACCACGTCGCGGCTAAGACGGTAGATGATGAGGTTTTTGAAGAACGGGTTAAACATTGTTCTCTCCTTAAGAGGGGAGGCGGCCACCTGCACGGGCCGCCTGGTAGTTTCTCCACACAACACAGAAGAGCACCTGCGGTTAGGAGTCCCGCCCGGGTGGATTGGGTTATGAGCCCGTCGCCCGGTGATGCTCTTGTGTGTTGAGTAAAAAAGTGCGGCATCCTCACGGGTAGAGACAGATGCCGCCAAAGTAGCAACGCAGAGAGTTATTTGCCGGGCTTCCACCGGCTCCCATCCGTTTTTAAAGCCACTCAGATATCGTCTGGGCTTCGCCGTCTCTTCCTGCTGTCATCCGGGTTGAACTCGCCCGGAACGAGATTGAAGGGTTATAGCCCCTTACGGCGTTCACGCCCTGTCGCGTGTGTCGCGTATGCCACGCCAGCATCTAACGAGTTTTAACGACCTTTGCCGTTTGCATCATCTTGTCGCCGCTGCTATCGGTGCGGAACCGCCACTGTCCAGGACATTTAAAGGGACCGTCTCCAAGTGGTAACTCTTCCAGTCCCGCTAAACACCCGGCTAGGTGTTTGACGTGAATGGCAGTGACATCGAATCATCCCCATCTTCATACGCCTGGGGCGGCTACCGCGTGGGCGTCCTGCCTGTTCGTTAATAACAACTTTAAGGTGTAATTTAGTTGTGAGGGCTACGCTTGTCAACAACTTTATGTGGTTTGATTGACGTTGTGGTTGATGCAAGGATGAGCAAAAAAGAAGAAGGAGGTTTTATGGAAGAGAAGCAGCAAGTTTTTAACTACACGCGCAACAGAGATAAGCTATTTGCAAACCTTATATCCATCATCGATGGTATTCTTTCGGATGGAAACTTGACGGATCAAGAGATTATCTACCTTGATACTTGGTTGTTAGAGGCCGACCAACTTATCGGGAATGGAATAATTAAGAGCCTGCGAATAAGAATTGCGAGCATCCTAGACGATGGAGTAATTACCGCAGAAGAAAGAGAAGAACTCAAACAATACCTTCATGAAGTACAATCTGAAATTTTAGATATTCCAGAGATAGATTTTTATTCTACAGAGTCAGATCTGCATCTTTTGAATGGATTATGTAAGGGGTTAATTTCTGACAGAGTTTTAAGCCAGGAAGAGATCAAATACCTTGACTGGTGGTTAACGCAGAATGGGGCACTCAAAGCAAACTATCCAGGAAAGGAGCTTTATCGCTTAGTAAAGGATATTTTAAGTGATGGCGAAATTACTATCCAGGAAAGCGAAGTTCTGCATAAAGCGCTTATTGATTTTACCGGTTGCGATCTTGATAGCGGAACTGTTGATGGTTTGGCAACAAGACTTCCCGTAGATGATATTGCTGATGTGAAAGTTAGCGGGAAAGCATTTTGCCTTACAGGCATATTCTTAGCAGGAAAAAGATCAGCAATAGAAGATTTAATCCAAAAACAAGGCGGAACTATCAGTAGTGGAGTTACTAAAAAAATAGATTACCTTGTCATAGGGACGCTGTCTTCACGTGACTGGCGTTTCTCCAGTCACGGAAGGAAAATTGAAAAAGCAGTTACATACCGAGATGATGGTGCTCAGATAAAAATCATCACGGAAGAAATGCTTATTGAAGCTTTACCATGAGCGAGAGGACCAAAACACACGGCCGATAACATGAATCCGTGCCTGTTTCTCTTCATAGGTGAGTACTTCATCAGGGTACTCATCTTTATTAAAACTTCTTAAAATTAAACCACCATCTGGCCGATTAATAAGTATTTTTACTCTTAATAATACGCCATCCCTTAAAGCATATAAATCACCGTCTCTAATTGGACTCGTCTGGCTCAGGTCTACAGCGACCTTATCTCCATTAGTCAGCACGGGATACAAGCTGCTTCCAAGAATATTCACGATTCTTGCACTCGAAGCGCTAACACCTGCTCGCCTAAGCTCATCTCTTCTGAGAGGATATGTAGAAAGTTCAGATTCAACGATTTCGGCTTCGCAGCCATTCCCTGCCGATAATTCAATATCCAAAATAGGAATTTCCGTAAAAAGATCAGGATCAGCTGAAGTACTTTCCCATTCCTTAACAATCATTTCTGAATAGGAACCATTAGCGTCAATATCGCCATATTGCAACCAATTAGCAGTGACTCCCAGTGCAAGAGCCAACTGTTTAATTTTTCTCGGCTGCTCCGTCACGCCATTTTCAATTTTGGCTATGGACTGTTGAGTCAGGCCAACCTGTTCAGCTAACTGAAGCTGGCTGAGCCCTGCCTTTTCCCGCGCTTTTTTTAGCCGTTCAGCAAGTGTACCCACAACTCCCCCTTTTGTTATGGCGAGACTACAACTTTATGTTTTGACTTTCCAACACCTAAAAGTTGTGATAAAAGTTGTGGTAGTTGTACAATCATCCTATCTCACAACTTTCAACCATAGGTAAAGGGGACCGTTATGACGCCTGAACAAAGCGCGTTAACTGAGGCTATTGAGATTGCTGGTGGTCAGTCTGAGTTAGCCAGAAAAATTTCTTTAGAGGCCGGCGGCCTAGTTAAGCAACAGCAAGTATGGAACTGGCTACACCGTGAAAAGAAAGCACCCATTAAGCACACCGTATCTATCGAGAAGTTAACTGGGGTTCCTAAAGAAAAGCTCCGTCCTGATGTGTTTCGTTAATTAAATAGCGAGACGGTGAAGAGTTAAACCACAGATTCAAGGAGTTAACCGTGGGTAATGAGCACTGGCAAGTAGAGAAGCAACCAGCCTGGCTGGTGGCAGCAATAAAAAAAACTATTTCAAGCCTGCATGGTGGATATGCGGAAGCCGCTGACTGGCTGGGTGTTACCGAAGATGCACTGTTTAACCGCCTGCGTACCGGTGGCGATCAGATTTTCCCGATGGGATGGGCGATGGTTCTGCAACAGGCCAGCGGTACTAAGCACATCGCTGATGCTGTATCTCGCCATTCAAACAGCGTGAATGTACCGCTGGTGGATATCGAGGATGTGGATAACGCCGACATCAATCAGCGTCTGATGGAGTCCATCGAGTGGATTGGCAAGCATTCGACCTATATCCGCAAAGCAACGGCTGACGGGGTAATTGACCAGGCAGAGCGCGCACAGATTGAAGAAAACAGTTACCAGGTAATGCAGAAGTGGCAGGAACACTTAACGCTGCTGTATCGCGTTTTCTGTGCGCCAGAAAAGAGTGACGCCCGCGAGTGTGCAGCTCCGGGCGCCGTGGCGTGTCGTATCAGTGGAGAAACTAACGCATGAACAGTTTAACGGTAAATAACCGCTTACCGCAACTTCGGGCTATTCCTGTGCAGGGCACCCCGTCGTTTCGGTATGAGCGCATGGTATCAGGCCGCTGGGTTCCGTGTAACCACAGTCGCGCACGTCTCATCGTGGGGGCATTCAACCGTAAAGCGAAGAACCTCGTATGCAAGATCTCGACAGACGGTACCGCGACTGGCGCGGCGTTGAAGTCCACGTCGTTGGTTACGACCGCGAAAAACGGCAGGTTATCTTCCGGCGCGCCGGCTATCCGCACGACTGCATGCAGCCTGTTGAGCGGTTCCGTGAGAAGTTCAGAAGGGTTGATGCATGAGCACTAAGTTAACCGGCTACGTGTGGGATGGCTGCGCAGCGTCGGGCATGAAATTATCCAGCGTCGCTATCATGGCGCGCCTTGCTGACTTCAGCAGCGATGAAGGCGTTTGCTGGCCTTCTATCGAAACCATTGCGCGTCAACTTGGCGCAGGCCCGAGCACCATCAGAACGGCGATCGCGAAGCTGGAGAAAGAGGGCTGGCTTACCCGTACGCAGCGCCGCAACGGCAACCGCAACGCCTCGAACGTGTACCGCCTGAACGTGGCAAAGCTGCAGGCTGCTGCGCTTTCTCACCTGTCAGTTTCTGACACGTCAAAACCTGACGCATCAGAATCTGACCCGTCAAAATTTGAGGCGTCAAAATCCGGTCTGGCTGGCGGTTTTGACCCGTCAGAATCTGGCGGGGATCCGTCAGTAAATTCAAAACCAGATCCATCAGATAAAAAACCTTCTTGTCCGGGCGCTTCGCTACCGGACCCTGAACAGGAAATTACCGATCAGGCTATCGAGGTTCTGAAACATCTGAACGTGGTAACGGGTGCCCGCTACCAGAACTCTAAATCTTCTCTCGAAAACATCCGCGCCCGGCTACGCGAGGGTCACACCGTGGCAGACCTCCAGCTTGTCGTCGACTACAAGCACGAGCACTGGCACGACACGGACATGTACGACTACATGCGCCCGCAAACGCTGTTTATCCCGAGCAAGTTCGAAGGCTATTTGCTGAGCGCGACGCGCTGGAACGGGCGTAACCGTCCTGCACGCGAGCAGTGGGAGCAGTTGCGCCAGCAGCGCGACAACGGGGCTTTCAGAGCCAGTTATGCAGATGTTGATTACAGCAAGGTGCCAGAGGGGTTCAGGTCATGAAATTACAGGATCAGGTTCTTTCAACAATCATCTCGCAGCCGGCCATCGCGTTCGCTGACCTGATGAAGGCTTTTGAAGGTGAAGCGAAGACAAACCTCACCACTTCAGTGAGTCGCCTGCACCTTTCCGGAAAGGTTACTCGCCGCTTCGAAGACGGCCGTTATGTGTATACCGCAGCCGCTGAAGATGCACCGGGTGCGCTGTGCGCCTCCGACAAAATCCAGATGCTGGAAGTCGAGCTGAAGCGACTGCTGAGCCAGGGTTATTACCGCCGCGCTGGCGATAAGTGCCTTGACCTGATGGCTGCGTCAAAGACAGATCAGCAGCGTGAGCATTACGCAACCCGCCGCCGTCAGTGTCTCGCACTGGTGAGCAGCCATAAAGAGCGCTCCTGGTATCTGGCCGGGAACTACGTAGGAGATGAGCAGTGATGGCACATAACCTCTATTGCCAGGCGCTTGCCGAACTGCGCAGCCGCGGGGCACACGAGCTTAAGGAAGTCGGCGACCAGTGGCGCACGCCTGACAACATCTTCTGGGGCATCAACGCCATGTTCGGCCCGCTGGTTCTGGACCTGTTTTCGGATGGCGAGAACTCAAAATGCGAGGCGTATTACACCGCTGAAGATAACGCGCTCACGCGGGACTGGTCCGCGCGCCTGGATGAACTCAATGGCGCCGCGTTCGGCAACCCGCCTTACAGCCGCGCGTCCCGGCACGACGGGGATTACATCACCGGCATGCGCTACATCATGCAGCACGCCAGTGCGATGCGGGAAAAAGGCGGGCGGTACGTCTTTTTGATTAAGGCGGCCACCAGCGAGGTCTGGTGGCCGGAAGACGCGGATCACATCGCCTTTATCCGTGGCCGTATCGGTTTCGATCTTCCGTCCTGGTTCGTCCCTAAAGACGAAAAGCAGATCCCGTCCGGCGCGTTTTTTGCGGGTGCCATTGTGGTATTCGATAAGACCTGGCGCGGCCCGGCAATGAGTTACATCAGCCGCGACGAGCTGGAAGCGCGCGGCGATGCATTTATTGCACAAATACGCCGTCAGGCTGAACGTCTGCTGATGAGTAACCGCCAGGAACCCGATGAGGATGAAACAGATCTGCATTCAGAAACTGAGCCGCAACTGCAGGCTGCTGAAACAGAGTTGCCACTGACAGCAGCCGACATCCTGGAACGAAGCGGCATTGAGGTATGGGCCTGTGCTTGCGCGGCGTTCGGCAGCAAAGAGGCGTATGCGTTCCATGAATCCCGCTTTGCTCACAGCTGGGCCGCGGACTCCGTAGAGAGCCCGATGCTGGTGACGGTGACCGCAGACGTCATTTCGCGCGCGCAGTCGCTGATTAAAGAGCATCACAACGGCGTCAAGCTGCGTGCTTTTATGGCCCTCAATGATTTTGTCTTTCAGGACGATGCGGAGCGGAAAGACATGCACGAACGGCTTGCGACGGTCGCTCGCGAAGCTGAAGAGCAGCATGGCCTGGCGATGGATGAGTTTCTGCTGGTTGTCGGGGCAATTGACACCGCACACTGGCGGAATATCCGACAGCTTCGGGCCTCCGTTCGTGAAATAGCCGGGGCGCGGGAGAAAGCGGCATGAATCTCACCTCTGCTTTAACCGCCCGCCAGCAGGAGGTGCTGGATATGCTCGCGGATTTCCAGAGACGAAACGGTTACCCGCCGACACAGAAAGAAGTGGCCCAGCTTATGGGGGCCGCTTCACCCAACGCTGCGACCGATATGCTGCGTAAGCTGGAGAAGAAAGGCGCCATATCGTTATCAAAAGGCGTCGCCCGCGGCATCACCATCAACGGTATTGCCAAAGAAGATGAAGCGGTTTCTCTGCTGCGTGCGATGGTAGAAGGTGAGGCCAAATCGCGCGATCGCGCGGTGGCGTTCCTGAAAGCGCGGGGTGCCATTGCATGAAGCTGACCCTGCCTTTTCCCCCCAGCGTTAACAGCTACTGGCGCGCCCCGACTAAGGGGCCGCTAAAAGGCCGTCATCTCGTCAGCGCCGACGGGCGCAAATATCAGAGCAATGCCGCAGCGGCCGTTGTTGAGCAACTGCGGCGCATACCCAGGCCGGTCACCAGCCTGCTGGCGGTGGAGGTGGTGCTTTACCCGCCTGACCGGAAACGCCGCGATCTGGATAACTATCTGAAGGCACTTTTCGATGCGCTGACGCTGGCCCATGTCTGGGAGGACGACAGCCAGGTGAAAAAGATGCTAGTGGAATGGGGCCCGGTAACCAGCAAAGGGAAGGTGGAAATCACGATCAGTAACTTTGTGGCGGGTGCAGCCGCCTGACAGATGGAGAAACGTATGAACCAGACAAACCCGATTTCATTTTGCCCCAGGCATCATGTGGCGCTGGTAGGTCAGGAGATTTTTATGTCCAGCCGGGAAATAGCCTCGCTTGTAGGTTCACGTCATACCGACGTGTGCACCGCCATTGAGCGGTTAATGAAGAAAAGCGTTATTGAAGGGTATACGGCATTGCCGTACACCCACCCGCAGAACAGGCAGGAATACCACCACTACCTGGTTAACAAGCGTGACAGCTATGTCATTGTGGCGCAGTTATGTCCGGAGTTTACCGCGCGCCTGGTTGATCGCTGGCAGGAACTGGAAAGTGGGCAGCAGCCGGGCGTGCCGCGGTCGCTGCCGGAGGCACTGCGTCTTGCTGCGGATCTGGCCGAACAAAAGGAAAGGCTGGCACAGGAACTCGCCGCCGCGGCGCCAAAGGTGGAGTTTGTGGATCGCTACTGCACCGCCAGCGGTTCGCTCTCATTCCGTCAGGTCGCAAAGCTGTTAAAAGCCAAAGAGACGGATTTCCGCCTGTTCCTGATCGACAACGAGATTATGTACCGCCTCGGCGGGGTGCTGACGCCGCGCCACCAGCATATTGATGCCGGACGGTTCGAGGTGAAAACGGGCACCTCCACGACATCCAACCACGCGTTCAGCCAGGCGCGTTTCACAGCGAAGGGTGTTAAGTGGATAGGTGGGCTGTGGGCTGAGCATGTGGCGAAGGGGAACGCAGCGTGAGAGCTCTGTTAACACCGGAAATCGCGCGCGGAATGGGTATCGTGCTGCTGCGCCCTGGCCCTGAACTGATGCCCATATTTGCAAACGGGCGCGTGCTGGTGGAGGTGCAGCCAGAAAGCATGGCACGGTTCCCGAGCGGCGCGGTGCCGCCGGCACACCAGCCGCTGGCTGATGACGAAGGACTGCAGGTCTTCTTTACTGATGAGCGGGTGATCCGGACTGCTGGTGGCATCAATGCATTGGAGCACTGGCTGATGAAGCAGCAGGGCGGCTGCCAGTGGCCGCACAGTGAGTACCATCACCATGAGCTGACCACGATGCGGCATGAGCCCGGCGCGCTGCGTCTGTGCTGGCACTGTGATAATCAGCTGGCCGGACATTTTACTGAGCGCCTGTCAGCAATTGCCCGTTCCAATGTGATAGCCTGGATTATCAGCGTCGCGCGCGGTTCCCTTGCCTTTGACGATACCCACGAGCTGACTCTGCCGGAGTTATGCTGGTGGGCTGTCAGGATGGATATCACTGATGCGCTGCCGGACAGTGTGGCGCGCCGCGCGCTGCGCCTTCAACCTTTACCAGTAGAAGGCGTGTCGCGGGAAAGCGATATTGTGCCGGGGCCATCGGCGGCTGAAATGGTGCAGACGAAAGCGCAGCGTGCTTGCGCTGTGAAGACGCGGATGAACTGCGACAAGCCGCAGGATCAACAGCCGCGGGTGGTTGCGCTGACAATCGACCCTGAGTCGCCTGAAAGTTACATGCTCCGGCCAAAGCGCCGCCGCTGGGAAAACGAGAAATACACCCGCTGGGTTAAGCAGCAGTCCTGCGCATGCTGCAACCAGCGGGCAGACGACCCCCATCACCTGATCGGCCACGGGCAGGGCGGGATGGGTACCAAAGCCCATGACCTTTTCGTATTGCCTTTGTGCAGAAGGCATCACGACGAGCTCCATCGTGACACCGTGGCATTCGAAGAAAAATACGGCTCTCAGCTTGAGCTGATTTTTCGTTTTTTAGACAGGGCGCTGGCAATCGGCGTTCTGGCGTAGTGGAGTGGAGACCACCGCATGAACTTAGATAGCATCGTTAAATTTTTCGCCCCGAAAGGAATGCACATTTCCGACAGCCCGCGCGCTACAGCAAGCGAGCAGTTAACCGTCACGGATGTTATGGCCGCGCTGGGTATGACTCAGGCCGAGGCGGGCATTGGCCTGGCTATGTTCCTCGGTAAAGCCGCTGTAAGCCAGCAGGACCGGGAAGCGGCAATCGCCTGGCTCGCCGAGTATGCCAAAGAAAAAGCCCCGCTGGCGCTACGCCGCGCCGCCGGGAAGAAATTCCCTCTCTGTATGCGGATCCTCGCGACGTTCGCCTATAACGATTACGCCTCATCTGCTGCGGATTCTTACGAGTGTCCAAAGTGCAGCGGCAAGGGGCTGGTAACCAAAATGACCGCCGTTACGAAAAGCCATTACACGATGCGCCTGCCGCAGTGGGCTAAAGATCTGCGGCAATCACCGTCGGACTTCGAAAAATTCCGCCAGGTAACAGACGTTGACCACCAGCTATGTAGCAAGTGCAAGGGCAGCGGGAAAATCAGCAAGCGCTGCCAGTGCGGCGGTACCGGGAAAACACTCGACAGGAAAGAGACCGAATTTCAGGGCGTGCCGGTTTATAAGGAATGCAAACGCTGCGAAGGCAGGGGGTACAGCAGGCCTAAATCCTCAGTTGCTTATCGTGGCATCCTTGGTCAGTTGCCTGCGCTGCCAGAGCGCACATGGCGCTATAACTGGAAGCCGTTCTATGAGCGTCTTGTTACCAAATGCTTTGAAGAGGAAAGCTACAGCGACGCTCAACTTAAACGCGTAACTAATAATGGTGTTAATGGTATTTTGATATAAATCACAACATTTAGCATCGCGATGCTTGCAATGTTTGCCGTTTTTGCTTAGATTTGACATTAACGATGGGCATTGTATATCCACCGTTTCAAAACCCGCCGCCCGTAGCGGGTTTTTTATTTGGCTCGCTTCATGAGCCGAATGTCAGAGCTATTCGGCTCACATCAGGTCGCCACATGGCGGCCTTTTTTATTTCCCGCGCCACGCTCGGCGCATTCAACCACAGAGCCTTTCAGAGGTGAGCCAGAGTGATGGTCGGTGTGACCGTCTCTGTGGGCTGACCATCCTGAGCGCTGGCTCACCCCCTAAAAGGAAAGTCACTATGTTTGGCATGTTCAAAAAGAAAACCCGCAAAGTTGTCACCGAAGTTAAAAAGATGGAAAACCGCGACGCTGTGGAAGCAACGGTATGGGGCGCTTATTCCATTGCATATGCGGACGGCACCTGTGATGCGAAAGAAATTGCGGTGCTTGAAAAGACAATTTCGGCACTTCCGGCGTTTGCGTCGTTCGCTGGTGAAATCGCTCAGATGAGTAGCAATATTCGCGCTCGTTATGAAGCATCTCCGCGCTCTGCAAATGCTCAGGCGCTTCGCGAGCTGGCAGACGTCGCGGGCACCAGCGACGCGGTGGATGTCCTGTGCCTTTGCCTGGATATTGCTGATCACGATGGCATCGGTGAAGAAGAGGAAGTCGCTCTGAAGAAAATCGCGCAGGCGCTTCAGCTCCCTCTGGATCAGTACCTGTGATTAGCAAGCTTCGCTGGGCCGCCGCCGGGGTGCTGCTCTTTCTGGTAGTCGCTATCGACTTCACCAGCAAAGTGATGTCTGTCCTGGCGGATGGTGTGCTGGTGGCAGGGGCAGTTCTTCTGCTCCTGCCGCTGCTTAAAACAACCAAATAACTCTCTGCAAAAGGCGTCTGCGGGCGCCTTTGACAAAGAGACCGTTTGCAGGCCCATGGCCTTTTTTATTTCCCCTCTCTGGAGAGGATGCACAGCAATAGAGGGGGCTACATGTCCGAACCTGTTTCAGGAACTATCTCGGCGGGTGCTGCGCTTACGGGTGTCAGTATCTACGGCTTGCTTACCGGCACGGATTACGGTGTCATTTTTGGCGCTTTTGCCGGAGCGGTTTTTTACGTCGCCTCCGCCGCAGATTTACCCCTGATACGGCGCGCAGCCTATTTCTTTGTTTCTTACATCGCTGGTGTATATGGTTCCGGGCTGGTGGGTTCCAAGCTTGCCAGCCTGACTCATTACAGCGAGCCGCTCGATGCACTTGGGGCTGTAATCCTCTCTGCGCTGACGATCAAAATCCTGACGTTCGCCAGCCAGCAAGACCCCGCGCAGTGGTTCCAGCGGTGGAGAGGGGGAGCCAATGGTAATAAGTGATCCGCTGGTGCTGACCAACGTGACGACGTGCTCGGCCATTGTGCTGAGGCTGATGCTGTTCCGTAAGCCTGGTGCCCGTCACCGCTGGTGGGCATCGTGGCTGGCATACCTGATTATTCTGGCATATGCCTCGGTGCCGTTCCGCTACTTCTTCGACTTTTACGTCCACACACACTGGGCGTCGGTCATCATCAATTTAATCATCTGCGCCGCCGTGTTCCGTGCCCGGGGAAACGTGGCGCGCCTGTTTCAGGTACTGAGGCCCGAATGAACCAACAACAATTTCAGCAGGCGGCTGGTTTAAGCGCCGGCTTAGCTGCGCGCTGGTTCCCGCACATTGATGCGGCGATGTGCGAGTACGGCATCACTGCGCCTGTCGATCAGGCAATGTTCATTGCGCAGGTCGGCCATGAAAG